GTCCGCCCCAGCTGGTTTTTAATTCCAGTGGGTGGGGGTAGGTGGTTGGGTTTATCTAGCACGGTGTAATTTTTTTACACCCTCAGCGTAAAAGTTTTACACTTAGCCATTATTCACGTGTATAAAATATACAGTTGGTTTTTATTTGGCGCTTACTATAGGAGTTGCACCTATGCCAGCTATAAGCTGCTAACAGTTTAGCAAACTGTCCTCTTAACTACTTGAGTAAGTAAGCATCTAAAGGAGCATAAGCCCCTTATTAATTAAATGTAATTGTCGTAATAGTCGTTTATATATTCCTCATAGGCTTTAATGTCTCGCCCATTAGGGTTAGCATATAAACGCTGTAAGCACTCGTCCCTTGTTGTGTCCATAGTTATTAGCTCTACGTTATGCGCCTTGTATCGCTCAGCCTCTCGCTGTCTATCAGTAGCATAAGGCAAGCTCTCAATAATATAAGCGTTGCGCCAAGTGCCTACGCCTCTAGCTATGTTGTCCTTTAGCTGTTGCCTTAGATTAAATACTATAGGCTTTAGCTGGTTAGGTTTAACGTATCTAGGTTGCCCGCTAATAAGCTGCCATAAGTCGTCTATATCTAGTACTATGTCGCCCTCTTGTATACGCTCTTTAACAAAGCTGGTTTTACCGCTGCAAGGTGCGCCAGTAATAATATATACTTTCTTTTCTTGTTGCGTATTGTTACCATTAAAACGCCCGTGTATTACATTGTGACACTGCCAGTGTAGTATCATAATATTTTTAGGGTTAATGCTTATAGCTGCATCATTAACATTAAAATTAGTTAAATACGTTTTATGGTGGTATACAATAGCATTACGGTTGTTACGCTCATTAGGGTTAAAGTTTTTTACTATTGGCTTACCGCATAACTCACAATATATGCAGCCGTCCTTTTGGATCCGTTCAGCTGTTACTTGTGCTTTACAGTTAGCCCAGTCTTGGCTTTTATAAAACTCTACAGTATTGTTATAGGTTTTCATTTATTAGTTATTTACAAGTGGTGTGCTATCAGTTGAGTTATAAACCCACTCATTATTAGTATAGTCATAGCTTACTGTCTCAACTAAAGTAGCATCAGTATAAGTTAAACAAATACCTACTCCGTCCTCTTTATATGATACAACGTAAGTATGCTTGTTGCCGTCCTCGTTCTTTAAAACTACGTCGCCAGCAGCTAAAGCGTTAATTTGAGCTGTTGTAAGAGTTGTAATATTAGTAACCTCTAAAATAGCCACGCCTTTATAATCAGCAGCTATATTGTTAATAATATCAGTTACATAATAACCTTGTGGCTCTACGCCGTTAATAACCTTTCCTAAATTTTTTAAAGCATCTTTTAATTTTCCCATTTTCTTTTACCTCCTCTTATTTAATGGTTTATTATTCAGCCTCTAGCTGGTTTATTTCGTCTCTATAAGCTTGGCGCTCTTGTTTAATAGGCTCGTAGTCCTCAGCGCTTATAAGCCCCTCAGCATATTTAATAGCCTTGTAGTCGCTTGCAGCTAATAACTGTTTAAGCTCAGCTATACGCTCTTGTTTAGCCTTTTGCGCTTGCTCCTCGCTGTTGTCGTACTCTATAACTTTGTTATTTTCTACGTCAAAGCATTTAGTTACGCCTATTTGCTCCAAGTCCTCAAGTGTTACCTCTATAGCTGTATCGTCTAAAGGGTAAGCTTGGCAGTTAAACTTAGATAAGATTTTAACCAGCTTTGTTGGTTTTGTTTCTACTTTTTCTTTTTTCTTTGCCATTGTCTTACCTCCTATAATACGTTTGTGCCATAAATGGCTAAAGGTATTAAAGCGCCATTGTTTTGAGTTGTATTGTAATAACCATCTGCAAAAGTTATTTCAGTTCCGTTTGATTTTAAAGTAAAACGCCTTGAATAATATTCAACTATTGATGATATTTTAATAGATGTTAAATCCCCTACATCACTAACAATAGCTTTAATCTTTTTTATGTTGTTAGCTGATGTTGCACTTGTATCTTGCTTGTAGCATATTACAATATATTTAAAATTAGTAATGCTCTTTGATAAAGAAACATCAGCACCTGCAAACGCACTTGTAGGGTTTCCGTTTTCCCATAACAATACTGGTGCTATATCTTTCTCGTGAACTATTGCTCCATTGTATGCTTGGTATGGGTAGGCGTGGTCGCTTTCGGTTAGCATAGTATCTAAATCACTACTTGCTTTGTCTAATCTACAATAAACTTCAGTGCTTGAAGTTGTAAATGTTAAATCGGCTGTTGTGATTTGTCTAGTGTATGTTTTGCTACTATCATATAAATAAACACTTGCATTATTTCTAGAATAGGTTGTATTTGGCTTTAGTTCAACAAATTGCTCTGTAGCTTGATAACCACTATAATAAAGATAACTACCGTCACTAGAATCGATACCATGATTATTGATAAATAATGAATTATCTAAAATATTAAGTGTCTTTTCCCACTCGTTTCTTAACCACTCACTGCCCTTTTGGTCTAGTGTGTTTAATGGCTGATTTGGTATTACTTGCTCGGTGTATGAGGTTGCTAGTTTGTATTGAAGTATTACGCCATTTATTTTGGCTATCAATTCATTTGCAGTTGAGCAACTTTCATCATATATTCTTAAGCTACCGTCTATAGATATTGCTATTTGTAAATTTGCCATTTCTACTGCGTTCCAAGTTGCACTATTATAAATAGCACAAACTATATCGCCTATAGTATTATTATCTATTGGCTCACTAGCATTTGTTAAAGCAAGTGATGCAGTAAATAAATGTGCTACGCTACCGTGTAACTGCCAGTCAAAAACACCTAAATCAACATACCCAGTTTGTCTAGTTATAGTAGTTATGCCGTTTATAGCCTCTACGCTATCGTAAGCACCTAAGTTATAACGTGCTATTAAGTCTCGCTCGGTTTCACTTAAATATAATGTCCTTACAACGGTTAAAATTTTATTTCCGTTTATATATGCCATAGCCTAACCCCCTTTAATAAATTTGTGTTACTGTGTCGGTTAGTGTACCGCCGCTAAGACCAGTATAAGAAAGCCCGTTGTTATAAAAATAAACGTGTAGTCCTACTGGTGTAACTCCACTTTCTTTATTTACATATAACAAAAAGTGTCCCTCATAGTGTCCGCTTACTGCTACTGGTGTGTCAAACTCAAAATAATTTAATAAATTGCTTAAATCTAAACTAGTTGGTGTTGTTAAATATAAAGAAAATGCTACCTCTAAAGGGCTGGAGCCAGTTTTTTTGTAATATATATCGTGTCTATATAAGTGTTTATCTAAATAACTATATAAATCGTATATTGTATTATCTTTTTTTAAATAAATTGTTGTATCAGTAATAACTAATTCTTGTATAGTAGTGTCGCTTTCGTGTCTTAAAATAAAGCCGTTTAAGTCTTGAGTAAAATAGCTGTTATAGTCGCCGCCGTTTTCCTCTACACTTACTTTAAACTTTCCGTTAGTATTTATTATTGTAAAAATACCGCCTTGCTCGGTTGTTATTTCTACTTTTTTATTATCTAAGTCGGTTATAGCTGCCTCTCTAGCTGCTACCTCGTCGTTTAAAGCGCTTAATACGGTTGCAATATATTGTATTAAATCATTGTAGCTTGTATCGTCAGTAATAATATAGTAAGCATCAGCTACTAACTCGTTATTATCTTTAAGCTCGTTGTATTGAGCTTGAGTACAAAAAGCCATTTTATAAGTCTTGCCGTCTACAATAGACTTAAACATAGTTACAAAAGCTGTGTCCTCGTCTACGCTTGGTAGCTCGCCACTTTGTATAGCAGCTGCAAGTAAAGCGTATATTTCCTCTTTACTCATACCCTCGATACGGTTGTTTTTTTCGTCGTGTATATAATGTGCCATTTTTCCACCTCTCTTTTAAGTCCTCTAAAAATTCTAAAAATTATTTATTGTTTAAGTCTAAGTCCCAGTTATTAGCCTTAGCCATAGCCTCGTCTAACTCTTGCTTAGCTTTCTTTAACTCATAATCTAACGGATCCGATACAAGCCCCGCATCTTTTCCAAAGTTCTTAGCATAAAAAATATTTAATGTTGGGTTAGCTGGCACCCAGCGCTTATTTATTACTTTTGTTTTTTTAGGGTTGCCCTCTTTATCTAAAACTATTGTTACTGTTTCTTCCTCTACGTAGTAGCCTTGCGCTCCTTTTATACCAGCATTAATTAAACCTTGCAGCACGTCAGCGCCTTTATTTTTGCTTAATGCCTCTTGTAGCTCCTTATGCTGGAGCTTGTAATTATTTAAAGATGCAACGCTAATACTTAATGATTTGGCTATTTCAGCCTCAGTAATGCCTTGCCTTACTTTTTCGTTTATTTGGCTTAAATACGGCTTTACTAGTTGCTCGTATTTGCCCTTAGCTCCACGCTTAGCCATATTTACACCACCTTTATTTTAATTATAAAACCAAAAAACATTATTTTACAATAATATTTTTAACAATTTTTAGGCTATAGCATCAAAGATAGCTTTAGCTATCTTATTTATACCTACTTTGTTGTAAAGGTCAGCGTCTAGTACGTTGTCTACAAAACAAACCTCTATAAGTATTGCTACAGCTGTTGTTAGTCTTACTACGTAAAGGTGTGTACCGTCTTTTACACCTCGGTTTATAAACCCCAGCTTACTTATATTTTTACAAATATCAATAGCTTGAGTATGTTTAGCACCTTTATAAGTGTATGCCTCGCAGCCCTTACCTCCTCCAGCGTTTAAATGTATACTTATAAATAAATCAGCTTTACTATTATTAGAAAGCTTTACAGCTGCATTTAAGTTGTCGCTGTTTTTATCAAAAACGGCTGGTATTATTTCGTGCGTTGTATCGGCTAAAAGTTTCATAAGCTCGTAAGCTATTTTCCTTGTTTCTATGCTTTCAGTTAAATACTTTTTAGCTCCAGTGCCTACGCCTAGCTTAGTATGCCCAGCGTTAATAACAATACGCATATAAACCACTCCTTTAAAATATAGTATAAATTAAAGCGTTACACTTGTAATTAAAAAGATAACAAAGCGACACAAAAAGAGGCATAAAAGCCCCTTTACTTGCTTATAATGTATTAACTTTTCTATAGGTTGTATTTGTGGTAACATATATTTTTAGATGCTCTAAAAGCATTTTATTAGTGCTAGCTTGGTGCTGTAGTTTAAAAGCCTCTAACTCTTTAAGCGTAACAATGCCAAGCCTAGCGCATAAAAATCTTAATAAGCGTAAGTCGCTAACATTCATTTTATAGCCCTCCATTTATATATTATATTTTTGGCATAACTCTTTATAATTAAAATGTTTATAGTAGCAATACTCTTTTAAGTCTTTTTTTAAAGCCTTTATATTTTTTTAATAATCATTTTTTAAATATTTGCTTTTACTTTTAATACAAGCATTATAAAGTCGTTTTATTTCCTTAATAACTATTAAAGCTTGTTTCATTGTTTTACCGCCTTTTTACCCGTTAAAGCCTCCCAGCGTTTTACTATTACGTCGCAATATCTAGGGTCTAGTTCAACCATATAGCAGCATCTATTAAGTTGCTCGCAAGCTATTAGAGTGGATCCGCTACCACCAAAACCATCATAAACTACTTTTTTAGTTGGGTTGTCTTGCAAAGCCATTGCTATTAATTCTATAGGTTTCATTGTAGGGTGTAAGGTGTTTTGTTGGCGCTTGCACTCCCATATATCGCCTCTCACTGTTTTTTCGCCACCAAACTTACCATAATAAAATATTATTTCGTGCTGTTTAAAATATTTATCTAAATGTTGTGCTGGGTTAACTTTATTCCATATAATCATAGCTTTAGGAGCCATTCCTATATTTTCTAAAGCTTTTTTAAATAAGTGACAATATTGCCAGCTGCAGCATATATAAGCTGTATCAACCACCATTAAACTTTTTTCTAAAAACTTTATAAAGTCACTATCGCTCATTTTATCGTTCTTTATAGTTCGCTTGTCCTTTATTCCTTGATAGTCTATGTTATAAGGTGGGTCAGTAAATACCATATCAGCTTTAACGCCATTCATTAGTTTCTCTACCACTCCAGCTGCCGTACTATCGCCACATATAAGTCTATGTTTATCTAATACCCAAATGTCGCCTAACTTGGTTAAAGGCTCGCCCTCCTCGTCTACAGCTGGCACCTCGTCCTCTATTAGTTCCTTTTCCTCTAGCTCCTCAGCTATTGCATCAAAGCCGTATTTAGTCATATCTATATCAAAGTTCCTTAGCTCTTTTAACTCTTTTTCTAATAGCTCAAAATTAAAGTCGCTATTCATTGTAGTTTTATTATGCACCAGTGTATAAGCCTTGCGCTCCTCGTCGGTTAAGTGGTCTAGTCTTATGCACTCCACCTCAGTATAGCCAAGCTCTTTAAGAGCTAGATAGCGCCCGTGTCCCTCTACAATAATGTTATTATTGCCCCATACTCCTATAGGGTCGTTATTGCCGTAAGCCTCTATAGAGCTTTTAATTTGCTCTATTTGTTCGGCTGGGTGCTCTTTTGCGTTATTTTCGTATGGTGTTAAATCATTAATATTTAAAATTACTATTTTCATTTTTTTAATTTCCTCGTTTCATTTTATTTTAATATGCTTACAAAGTGGCGCATTTAATTTAAAAGCTTAACGGATCCAGTACCAAGTCTAACTAACTTTTTACTTTGTAAATAAGCTGTATACTCTCTTTTAAACTGTCTACCTAAAATATAGCCCCAGCATATATTGTCGTTACTATCTTTGCTGTTTTCGTCGTTTTGTATTCTCTCAATGTCCCAAAACTGTACAAAAGGGTAAAGTGCTGGCTGCTCCTTTGCCATTATGTTTAAAAAATTAGAGTTATTAAAAGCTCGTTTAATTGTAGCTAGTATTATGTCCCACGCATCAGCTGGCGCTAACTCTTGAGGCACTAAGTTTAATATATCGGCTGGGCTTTGTGGCGCAAAGCTTTTAGTATCAGTATATAACTCTATTAATTGCATAAACGTAGACGGATCCAAACCGCTAAACTTTTTATACCATACCTTTAATGCTAAATCGTTGTGTAAGTCAAAGCTCCAGTTAATATAACTAGCCTTTAAATAATTAATACCTTGTAAAAATGTTTGTTGGTCTAACATATTAAGACACCTCCAAGTAATCAAATATAGTCATTTGTTTATAGTCCTTATTTTCCTCAATGTCACTTATAAACTTGAGCTTTATTTTTTCAGCCTCCCACTCTTTTAAAGCTGCATCAGTAGCAAGCTCTATAAAGTCGTGAGTTGTATAAAACTCGTAACCGTCGCACTCTAGTAGTACGTCACAAGCGCCCCAGTCATTAAAGTTAATATCTTTAATTGTGTAAATATCTTTTTCAAAGCCTACACGCTTGCCACCTCGTAATTGATACATTTGTACTTTAGCTCCAGTTTTTACGTCCATTAATTGCATTGTTTAAAACTCCTTTTATACCCAGCCTTGCATATCAATATTATTAAGCTGTTGCTCTCTAGTTTGTTCTTGCTGGTCTTTCCAGCGCTCTTGGTTAATAAATGTTTGTGGGTTAGGTATATACTGCCCGTTATCTTTTTGCCATTGTTTAGATGCTTTAAAGCGTTGTAATGCTGCCATAATTAAAGGCATTTCGTCTTTAAGATGCTTAATACGTTTAAAGCTTGTAAAGCTACCTTTTTTATTTACTTTCTTAGGGTACTCACTCCAAAACTCATTAAAAGCTTGCTCCTCATAAGTTAGTATGTGAGCCTCCTCGCCAGCGTTAGCTGGTAGAGCTGTAAGCTCGGTTTTTTCTTTCTTTTTTTCTTGTTCTATTTCTATTTCTTGCTCTAATTCTTGCTCTTTTTCTTTTTCTATATTTGGTGGACACTTGTCCTCCACTTGTCCACTCTCTAAAAGTATCTTGCTTTTAGCGTGTAAGCGTTGTTGCTGTTTCTTAAATGCGCTCTTACTTTGGCTACCTATCATATTTTCAACTTGAGTAATGTATAGCTCGCCATTTTCAAGCGTTTTAACCAGTCCTATTTTAAGTAAAAGCTGCATAGCTACCATAACTGTATCGCTGGGGGTCTTGGTTAACTCGCCTAGCTTAACGTGGTCGTAAGGTACAAGCATATTGCCTACACGACGTATTAACACGCCGTTAGTACGTAAACTTTTTAAACATAATTTAAGATAAAACAAGCTGTACTCTTTGCCGTTTGGTTGCTCCTCCAGCCAGTCTATAGCGTCCTCGTCGAAAAAGTCCTCTCTTAGTTGTAACCAATAAAATTTAGTTGCATCATATTTAGCCATTTTAAAACCTCATTTCTTACTAGATAAAACAAAGCCCTAAAGTAAGGAGTGGCAGCTCCAAGCTCTAGGGCTTATACGTTAGTAGTATTTAGTTAACCTTAGCAGCTACTGCCATAACTACTAACGCTGTTTTGCAATTATAATAAAATTGCATTTGTATAATAAAAAAAACTGGTGTGTAAGTTGTTCCTTACGATTTTTATTATATTGATTTTTTTATTGTTTGCAATACATTTTTTTTAAAATGCTAACAAAGCGACACGTTTTAAAGATGCGTAAATATATATTTTAGTACTTTTCTACCCTTTACAGTTCTAAAGTCTATTACCTCGCCAGTGTTAGCTTTAATAAATTGCCTTAAGTCTTGTATAATTTCGTATCTATCTAGTTTAGTGTCTTTATGAATATAAATAAACTTGTCTAATAGCTCAGTCATTATTATTGCTCCTTGTTTAATTTTTGTCTAATCATATATAAAGTGTCGTAGTAGTCGCTTAACTCTTTAGCATCAGCTGCAGCTTGTGCATCATTAATTAAGTTTTTTGTTTCGCTTAGTTCAGTCTTAACTAAACCTTTTAAAGCCTCTAACTCTTTGTTAGTTAGCTCCAGTGTCATTGTCTAACCCCCTTGAGTAGTCTATATAATCGCCCGCAGCATCTACACGCTTGTTTACTGTTTCAGCATCACATAAAGACGGATCCGTAGACTGTAGCTTACGTCTAACTCTTATGATAGATGCAAAGCTAGGTAAATTATACTTTTTATGATTTTTTAAAGCCTCGCCTACTGGCATAGCTAAAGGTATATAGTTTCTATAAACCTCGTTAATTAATAAAAAGTCGTCTTTTCTTGTTGCTGGTTGCTCTATTAAAATTTCTTTAATTTGTGGCTCAAGTTTTTTTAATCTACTCATATTATTTAGTCCTCCTTAGTCCTTTATTAGTTCTAAGCATCTTTTGTGCTTGTACCTTTCTTTTAATTTTTTTAACTCTAAGCTGGTTAGCTGTTAATGCTCTTGGTGCTGGGTAGTACATTTCAAAGTCTCGCCAGTGCCTTATATATCCGTATAAATCAAACATTTTTAACCCCCTTTTTATTAATATAAAAATGATACATAACCACTAAAAGTGTATAATTTTTGCTAAAGCCTTTTAAAATGCTTGTGAGCCTTTATATAGCGCCATTTTTAAGCATTTTATATATGCTCGTTTTTTCAAAAAATGATACCGTAAGCCGTTTTTACGTATTTAGCGTTATTTTTAGCCTTTTTTCGCCAGCTTATAAACGTATATAAGGTCGTATAGCCCATTAATAATAGCTGCGTGTAAACGTGGCTCCTCGTGGTCTATTACGTTCATAGTTTCCATTGTGATAGTTTTATTAAAGCCAGTGTCCTTTAAATACTCATAAGCTATATAACAGTCTAAAGGCATTTCCTTAGTACTTGCCTCATATTGTTTAACATAATCGTCATACGTTTTTATTTTAGTTGCCATTGTCTAACACCCCACTTGTTTTAATTAATATTAATACGTCCTCGTATGCCATTAGCTCGCCTTTTAATTCAGCTAACTTAACTTTACTTGGGTAAATTCTATTACCCTCACGGTTATAAGCATTTGATGCACTGTCTCGCTTTTGCTCTATAAGCTCGTAAATTTCTTTAATTGTCCTTTGCATTGTCTCTAACCTTTTGTCCTTTCTTATCTTGTTTTAGTATGGATCCGTTAAGCTCCTTACATTTTGTTAATACAAAAACTGTAGCAGCATCACTTAATAATAAAGCCTCTATAAGCTCGTCCTTGCTGTAGTTGTTAAGTCTCTTTTTTTGCATTTCTTTAATTGTCATTGTTTAACCACTCCTTAAATAAATTAAATTGCTCTATGTTTTTAAATGTGTATACAACAACACCACTTACTTTTAAATATCTATATTTTTTTACTGGTGTTTCGTAAACCTCACATAAAGGCTTTAGTGTTTCTAATATTTCCTCTAGCTTTTCGTTTTTAGCAGCTAGTATGCTTAATGCCTCGTCGTGTTTCATTTTTTAACCCCCAAGTAAACGCCCTCTCTTGCTTTTTCGGCGTCGTCTCGTCCCCAGCATACATACCTTAAAGTAACGTCGGGGCTATCGTGGTTATACATTTTCATTAGGGTTAGTATTTGCCCTCCATTATTAATATATTGATAGCCAAAAGTTTTACGTAAGCTGTGTAAGCCAAAAACAAACTGTATGCCTATTGCTTTACCAGCTTGACTAACTATTCTATGTCCTTGCTGCCTATTAATCGGTAAAGCATACTTTTTGCCGTCTACTACTGTTTTTTGCCCCATAAACATATACTCATAACGCCCCAAGTTAAAGCGCTCTACGTACTTGTCTACCTCGGCTTTAAATTCTTTATTCATTTTAAAATTTTGCATCTTGCCCGTTTTATTCTCTTTAATGCTTATATAGCCGTTTAAATCGCATACCCTTAGTTGGAGTAAGTCCTCAGCTCTAAAAGCCGTATTTAAGCCCACTAGCACCAGCATATAGTTACGGTAAGCTTGGTATCTTTTAACCTCAGTTTTAGCCTTGTCTATTTTATTGAGTAGGCTATATAAAAGGTCTTGTAGCTGCTTTTTATCTTTTATTGGCTGGGTTTCCTTTTGCCCAGCAAAATATTTTATACGCCTAGCCATAAGTACACCTACCTTTTTTCTACGTTTAATTGAGGGCTAACTGCATACTCTTTATTAGCGTATAGCTGCCACATTTCAGCATCAGTTAAACTAAATGCTGTTTGTAATTTAGCCCAAAACTCAGTAGAGCCTTTACGCTTGCCTTGTTCGATAAGGTTGTAAGTGGCATAGCTTACGCCTACCTTTTCGGCTAGTTCAGCTTGTGTTAAGTGGTGTTTAATTCTTAATATTTTTAGCTCAGTTCTCATTGTTTTTACTCCTCCTAAATAATCTCTTTAATATTTATTGTGCCTATTAGTTTTTTAACGTCCTCTAGGGTGTTGCAGCTTTTAGCTATTTTAATGCTTTTGCCTAACGGATCCGTTACAATAAAGTATTTAGCGTCTTTTTTAGTATCTATAGTGTACATAAAGTTACCTCCTTTCTTAAAATGCTTACAAAGTGACGCATTTAATCTAAATCAAATAAAGTCTTAGGCTCAGCTGCTGGCTTTGGTTTAACTTGGCTATCTAATATTTTAATAGGCTCAATTTTAAACCATACACGCCCTATGTTTTGCCACTCCCTAAACTCATATACTATTAAGCTCTTTTTGTTTTGTAAGCCTATTCTTTGTATATGCTTAATTAAATTATCTATTGTAAAGTCCTCTAACTTATCAATGCCGTAATATCTACTTACAAAGTCAAGCCTTTTCCAGCGTTTATGTCCTAACTCGCCCAGTGTAACACATAGCCCCTTTTTAGCCATTTTAATTGCTAAACTAAAGCAGTCGTAACTGGATCCGTACGGGTCAAGGTCTATTAAGTCATAGCTACAGTCTTTAGCGTACAGTTCACATATCAGTTTAAAAGCGTCTTTGTGGTAGTCAGCTGGTATGCTTTCGTTAATATCGTTTGTAGTAGCTGCATAAGCCTTATAAAAGTTTTTTTCGCCAGTGTATAGGTCTAATACTGTAGCTGGTTTTATTTCCTCTAAAAACGCCTCATTAATGCTGTACTTTTCTATAACGTGCTTGGCGTTGTAGGTGTTTTCTTTCTTGCTAATACGTTTAATTTTAATTTTTACACTGGTTAAGCTACGCTCCATACTTTCGGCTATTTCTTTAGCGCTGTAGCCCTTGTCTAGCAGCATCTTAAGCCACTCTAGCTCTTTGTCGCTCCACTCTCTAGGAGCTGTTAAAGTATAATCAGTTTGGCTTAAAAGTTTGCCTCTATATTCAGCTGGCATCTTTTCCACCATTTTTAACACCTCCTAAAATGGTATTTTGTAAAATACGTGGGTTAAAGCCTCGTATTGTTCCTTGCTAAAATCAGTTTGCCCTCGTTCGTACTTTTCCTCTAGGTTATAAAAGCACTGTTGTAAGTAGTTAAAATTATGGTGGTTTCTAAATAACTTGCCGTCTATTGGAGCTGGTAGCAGCTTAGAGCCAAAATACGCCTTGAAATTGTCCATATTTTTAATTTTATAGCCTCGCCTTGTCATTTCCATAATAACCATACACGCATAAGCTTTTAAGTCATTTTTAGGGTACTCATAAACGTAATTTATAAGTAAATGCTTTGGCTGGTTTTTAAAGATGCTGTTAAGCTCTCGCCATTGAGCCAGTAGCTGGCTTTTAGGTAAGTAATGTATTAGCTCATAATGCCATAATCTCATAGTTACATAACCTCCTTAAATGTAAACAAAGTGGCGCTTTATGGTTAAGCGCTAACCTTTTTAGTTTTTTTAGTTGGCTTTTTAATAAAACCTACGCCGCTGCATTTAAAGCAAGTATCGCCGTACATAGTACAGTATGAATATTTGCCAGTGCCGCCGCATCTAGGGCAAGTTTTCAAGTTGTAAGCTGCTCGCTCGTCCTCATTCATTTTTAATATTTTTTGTCTAGCCTCTAACCAGTCCATATTGCTACCTCTTTTCTAAATAGTACTTATTACCTATTTACACTTATAATTATACTCAAAAAATTTACATTTTCAATACATTTTTTTACATTTTCGATACTTTTTATTATGAAAGCGTTTTTATAAAGTTTATTTATTTTTACTTTTTAGTATTTTATTTTATATTTTCTTTATATTTAGCATTTTTTAGTATTTTTTAAAATGTTATAATAAGAAAAGCCGTAATTAAATACGGCTTTCAAGGGTATCATATAGCACAAATAAGACGTCTATTAAGTGGTTTGCATCAGCTAAGCTTAGTGTATTTAATTGAGCTGCCATTACAATTTTACCGAAAATATAGTGATAAGTAACTTTTGCCTCAGTATCTTTTTTAACGTGCATTTGTTGAAAGTCTAAAAAATCTTGAGTTATAAGGTCTTTTACGCTCATTAGGGTTATTGCCTCCACTCTTTATATAATGTATAGTTAAAATAAGCATTTGGCTTTAAAAAGTTGCGTTATGTTACTTTTTTTTACTATAATAACAAAAATAGAAATAAATAGAAAGTAGGTTGTGTTAAATTTGCCAAATAAAATTGCTAAAAAAATTAAAATATTAAGAAAGACTAGAGGCTTAACCCAGCAGCAGCTAGCCGAAATGCTAGGAGTACAACGAGCCACAATTTCTAATTATGAAATAGGACGACGTAGCCCGCATATTAAGGAGTTAGAAAAGTTAGCCGACATTTTAGGCGTTAATTTAGAGTATTTCGGCGTTACTAATAACGACTTAACCGAGTTAGTAGCTAAAGCTAGAGTAGTATTTGACGACGACGAAATACCCACGGAGGAAAAAGCGAAATGTTACAAAGAAATTTTAAAACTTTATTTAGAGTTAGACGCTAACTAAATTATGTAAGTTGCATTAAATAATTAAATTAAAATGAGGTGTAATTATGGGTAAAAAAATAACTGTTAACCAAGTTGCAAAGCTTTTAAATTGTAGCCCCTTAAGTATACGTATAGGTTTACAACGTGGCGAGCTGCCTTTTGGCACAGCTATTAAAACAAGCTCTAAGTACACTTATATTATTTATGATAAAAAATTAAAGGAGTATATAAACATTAATGAGGTTTCCTAACGGTTACGGATCCATTATTAATTTAGGTAAAAAAAGACGTAAGCCCTTTGCTGTACGTATTACCGCTGGAGTTGAGGAGTATTTAAACAAAGACGGCGTAAAATCATACCGCCAAAAATATAAATATCTTGGGTATTTTGAAAAGCGAAAAGATGCACTAGAGTTTTTAGCCGAGTATAACGCAAACCCAAGTATATTAACTCAAAGCAATATTACTTTTAAAGAGTTATACGAGGAGTGGGCAAGCTATCGCTATGAAAAAATAAGTAAGAATACAATAGCCCATTATAAAGTATGGTTTAAACATTGTGAGCCACTGCATAATATGCCTTTTAAAGATATTAGACCAGCTCATTTACAAGCTTTAATTAATACGTGCAAAAGTACAAGCAGCATACCTAAAATTAAAATGTTTTTAGGGCAAATTTACAAATATGCTGCTAAATATGATTTTGAAAAAGATTATAGCCAATATTTAGAGATGCCGACACAAGAGCCAAAAAAACCTAAAGTGCCTTTTACAAGCGACGAAATAAAACACTTATGGGCTAATTATAAAAATATTAATCACGCCGACGTATTTTTAATATTGCTTTATACTGGTATGCGAGTTAGTGAGCTTTTAGAGATGCAAATAAAAAACGTAAATTTACAAGAGCGTTATATGTTTGTTGAAAAATCTAAAACGGCTGCTGGTGTTAGG